TTTACATATCCCAATTCATTCATTTTATCTAAATCATTCAGTTGTAATTGTAAAGAATCAATAAAATCATTAATGTTTAATGCATCTTTACAGGTTTCGTTTAAAAAAATATTAAGATTAAATTTATTTGTTGTATTGTTATTAGTATTATTATTATTATTACCAATCAATGGTATCATCTCTGTTATTTGTTTTTGTTGGTCTGCCATTTGTGTCATTGCTTCAGACACTAGTTCATCCTTTTTTTGTAATTGTTCATTTTGTTTTTGTAACTGCTTCATCGCTTCTAATAATAATTCTTTATAATCAGGAGCTGCTTCTTTTTTTTCTTTTTCGTTTTCTTCCTCTTCTTTTTCTAGATATTTACATTTATTTTTATGATTATTTAAACTTTGTCTATGTTTATATTTTTTTCCACATTCACATACATGGAATGGTGTCGCGATAATGGATGACGGGTTGTAAGTATTTGTAAGTTTTTTATGTTTACGTGTGGTTTCATGTTTTATAAAATCACTACTTTTCATGCAACCATAGTCACAACGAATACAATAGAATTTATTGGCGAGTTTTGGCGATTGGATGTAAGTCATTATGTAAGTATATAATACTTACATAATAAATCGCCTAAATATAAACGAATAAAAAAGTATGATAACAAAGTATAATTATTTATTTGTAATTTAGATCATTCTGGTCTAAAAGTGAAACCCCTTGAGTTTTAGTTTTCATTTCATTTTTAGAAAATCCAAAATAGACATTTATAAATGTCCTTTTTCACCTTTATGAAAAATAGAATTGGAATTAAATCTCAAGGGTTTCTAAAACGAATAAAATACAATCATAGAATATGTTTATTCAATCGCGTAGGTAATCCATGACCAAATAATATCATGTATACCAATGCAATTGCACCAATCAATATGCTTCTATTTTCAGCAGTACTTGTCTTCTGTTTTAGAAAAAATACCATAAACAAGTATAATAGTATTGCAATAATTACTGAGTGTAAAAACATCATTAGTCCTCTTTCCATTTATATAATGTATATATATATAAAAATAAATATATAATTATAGTAATGAATATATGCGAAATACATAAAATACACGATATGGAAACAACAATAAGTCCTTGTAGGTTTAAATGTAAAATATGTAAATTAAAAAAGGTACATGGGTATTCCAATCCAAATCATGTATCTAATCCTTTCGGTTATTTATTTTTAGCCCCGAAAAGTTGTTTGGAATGTGCCAAAACCCACAATATATGTATGTGGTGTTAATATTTTTGTGAAAAATTGAAAAAGTGTATAAACATAATCCTTCAATATATATTATGTCTATATTGGTAATCGTAGAATCTCCAGCTAAATGTAAAAAAATAGAACAATATTTAGGTTCTCCATATAAGTGTATGGCCTCATATGGTCACTTTCGTAATTGCAATTCATTAAAAAATATTGATTATAATTCCAAATTTGCAATCACATTTGAACCCATGGAAGACAAAAAATCACAAATAGAAAAATTACGCACTGCAATTAATAAATCAAAAGAAGTTATTATAGCTACAGATGATGACCGTGAAGGCGAAGCAATAGGATGGCATATTTTAGATCATTTTGACCTACCATTAAATACAAAGCGAATTATATTTCATGAAATAACTCAATCGGCATTACAACAATCTATAAAAAATCCTACAATAATTAATATGAATAAAGTATATTCTCAACAAGCACGTCAGGTACTAGATTTGATGGTAGGATTTACGATTAGTCCGCTATTATGGAAATATATTTCTCGCACACAAGGATTATCAGCCGGTCGCTGTCAAACGCCTGCGTTAAATTTGGTGTATGAAAATCATATTGAAAATCAAAAAAAAGAGATGAAGATGTCCTATAAAACGATTGGTTATTTTATGTCCAAAAACTTTGATTATGAATTAAATAAAGAATTATTAACAAAAAAATCCGTATTAGAATTTCTTGAACTTTCCAAATCATTTGTTCATTTATATAGTAAAAAAACACCCGTACGGTTTGTAACTGCTCCTCCATTACCATTGCATACTTCATCTATTCAACAACTTATAAATACTCATTATCATTATTCGCCAAAAGATATTATGCAATCATGTCAAGTATTATATGAAAAAGGTTATATTACTTACATGCGAACTGATAATAAATGTTATTCTAAAGAGTTTATTAATTTAACAGAATCATTTATTACTGAAAAATATGGCGAGAATTTTAATTCTACATCTATTGACAATATAACTTTGAAATCTACTTCAGCTGAAGCACATGAAGCCATTAGACCTACGAATATACAAATGGATACATGTAAAGACAGTACATGTAGTAAACGTGATTCAAATGTATATCAATTTATATATAATCACACACTTAAATCCTGCATGTCGGATGCATATGGTAAAAAATTAAAAACAGTTATCACTGCACCATTAGATTATGAATATAGTTACACCGAAAAAATGTATGAATTTATTGGATGGAAAATAGTGGATGGACCCACCGAAGAACAAAATTATTTTAATTATTTTAAACAATTAGATGATAATATGGAAGTCAAATATAATAAACTTCATAGTAAAGTTCAACATAAAAATGTAGGTTCTCATTTAAGTGAAGCAAACTTAGTACAACTTTTAGAAAAGAATGGCATAGGACGCCCATCCACATTTTCATCATTAGTTGAAAAAATTCAGACACGAGGTTATGTAAAAATTACGAATATAGCGGCAAAAAAAATAAAAACCAAAGAATACACATTAGAAAATAGAAATATAAAAGAATTAGAACAAATCAAAGAAGTGGGTGGAGAGAAAAAGAGATTAGTAATACAATCAATTGGATTACTCATATGTGAATGGTTATATGAAAATCATAGTAGTATATTTAATTATGATTATACCTCACAAATGGAAGAAAAACTAGATAAAATCTCAAATAATACTTTAACTTATTATGATATATGTAATGAAATTCATACTTACTTATCAAATATTGAAACTGATTCTAAAAAAATGGAAAAACAAATAGACGAAAATCATAGTCTTATTTATGGTAAAAATGGATTTATAGTAAAAACAAAGGAAAATAATAAAGTAGTTTTTAAACCAGTAAAACCGAATATTGATTTTCAAAATGTTGAACAATTTACACTGGAACAAATACTAGATTATTCCAATGAAAAAGATATAGGTACATTTAGAGACATTAATGTTATTATTAAAAAGGGTAAATTTGGTCCATATTTTCAATATGATGATAAAAATTATTCATTATCTTCTTTAGATAAACCATTTTCGCAAATAAATATATCCGATGCAATAACTATTATTCAAAATTATAATTCAGAAGAACAGCCGAATATTATAAAACAAATAGATGAGAATTTGTCAATACGTAATGGTAAATTTGGAAATTACCTATACTATAAATCAAGTAACATGAAAAAACCATCATTTATTTCATTACAAAAATGTGATTTTGATTATAAAAATATTGATGATATATCATTATTTTATAAATTTATTGAGTTAAGTAAAAGTAAACCGAAAAATAAAAAAAAGTATTAGTATATATTAACGAATGAAAGATCCAACATATTTAAAAAATTTTGTTCTAATATTAGCTGCATGTTTATCAATTGTATTAGCGGTTGTCAATCCTGATACAGAAATTAGCGCGATGTTATATGGCATATATACAATTTCATTATTTATGTTAGCGTTTTCTGCTGCAGTATTGGCGCCAGGAAATGGATTAGAAGATCCAACATTTATGAATAGAATACTTGCAATGTTACCTATAATGCCTCTTTGTGTATTTACTCTTATTCTGTTTATAATACATATTGGACAAAGTTCTATAGAATTAGATATCCTTAAGCCTACCAAATATGAAATACCCAATTCTTTTGTAGTAATAAAGGTGATTAATGTATTATTTTATATGTGTGCATTAGTATGTATATGGAAATATTTAAATTATTTTGATGATATTGCTTCCAGTAAGACTAAATATAGTAATAACCCAGAAAAAGCAAACAAAAAAGTGGAAGATTTACAATGTCAATCATTTAATTTAGGCTCATTTACTGTATTTTTTTCTACATGTGCTGGTATATCAACAATGTTCATGTATGCTATACTAAAATATTTTTCAACAGATGGATTTACAGGAATGTAAATATTATAATTTAAATAATTAATCTAAATTATAATATATAAAATTTAAAAGTTATACCATATTCATCAGATGTTTCCCATATACCAGATATTTTTAATATTATAGAGAATTTATTATATAGCTTATTTTGTAATTCTATATTTGAAAATATTCTAATAAACCCAGTATTTAATTGTTCACTTATATTAAATTTCTTATGCTTATATTCTATATTTATGCTGTCTAGTATTGATTTTTCAATATCTACTATCTCTCTATAATAATCTGACATTACATCAACTGTACATTTATATTTATTATAATACTTCTCTATTAATACATTATATAAATCTAATTTTATATTAATATTATTCATACAAATTAGATTATTTGATAATATGATTCTATGAAATAAACTATCTTTTATAATCGTATTATCTATTGGATCTAAAAAAAGATATTTATTATTTTTATATTTTTCAATCGGTATTGCTATATTCATAGTTACATATATAAATAGCTTACTGTTTAATTCAATTTATATCACTATATTGTATATATAATTATAATAAAGATAACAGGCTTGTATATGTATGTCTATCGTTAAAGAATATATTGATTTAACCTCAGAATATAAAAATATATATGGTGAAAAAACGATTGTTTTTTTAATGGTAGGTGCATTTTATGAAATATATGCTATTAAAAAAGATAATGTATTTTGTGGAAGTTCAATAGAAGATATTTCATCAATGTGTGATTTAAATATAAGTAATAAACAAGCAACATATGACAATTGTCCCGTATATATGTGCGGATTTAGAGATTACACGCTAGATAAATATGTAATGAAAACAACAGATATGGGATATACGTGTGTTATATTTGATCAAGAACAACAAGGGACAAAATATATTAGAAAAATGGTAGCCAAATATTCGCCAGGGACTGTTTTTTTAAACAATAATAATAATCTCTCTAATAACTGTTGTTGTATATGGTTTCACGAACATGGTAAACAACTTTTAATCGGCATATCATGTGTGGATATATTAACAGGAAAAACCATATTATATGAATATACTTGTGAAAATAATGGCTTACCAACATGTTATGACGATCTAGAAAGATTTATATCTATATATAAACCTTCTGAATTATTATTAATCTCTCCATCAACTGAAATGACTTGTCATATACAAACCATACAAAATCTAATAAGTGATAAATGCAAACATCATGTTATATATTTAAATGAGAATACTATTTTTGCAGAAAGAGCAAAGAAATGTGAAAAACAAGTATATATAAAAGAACTTATATCTAATACATATGAAAATCTAAATTATGACATATTTTCAAATTTATTTTTACAAAATACAATATCATCTCAGAGTTTTGCATTTTTATTAAATTTTATAAGTGAACATAATCCATTTTTAATAAAAAATATTCAAATGCCTCAATTAGAAACATTTGACGGTAACCTGATTCTTGCAAATCATAGTCTAACCCAGTTGAATATCATTTCTGATGATAATAATAAAAAACTATCAAGCTTATATAATTTTATTAATTATAATAAAACAGCAATGGGTAATCGTAAGTTAAAAGAAATATTATTACATCCTTCCAGTAATAAAGAATATTTAAATAAAGAATATGAAATAACAGATCATTGTATTAAAAAATCGGATTTTTGTGATTTTATTAGAACAACATTGACAGGTTTTAAAGATTTTGATAAATGTTATAGGCAAATTATATTGAAAAAAATAACACCAAAAACAATTAATGATTTATATAATAACCTTCTCTCTACTACTAACATTATATCTTATATAGAAAAGGATGATGAACTATCTAATTACATGATTAGTGATACTACTAGTAAGAATATAGAATCTTCATCTACTCTGAGAGATTATATAAAAAGGATATTTAATTTAGATAATTGTTCTAACGTAGATAGTCAATCCATTGAAGTAAATATTTTTAATGCTGGTATATTTAGTAATTTAGACGATCATTTAGAAATATTAGATTCATGTGAAAAAGAAATATCATCTATTATGAATAATATAAATGAGATTATGAACAATGCCGAAAATAAAAAGAAACCGATAGAATATGTAAAAATACATACTACTGATAAATCAGGTATGTATATTGTTACTACGAAAAAAAGAGCTGAATTATTTAAATCATTAGATAAAAATAATTTATATAGTATCCGAAAAACAGCAGCAAACAATCAATATACAATAGAAAATTCCAAAATAAATAATCTATGTGATAAATTTTTCAAGGGGAAAATTAAATTAAAAGATATTATTCAATCTTGTTATTTAGAAATATTATGTGAATTAGAAAATTATTCAACTATAATTTATGAATTGTCTAAATTTATAGCAAATATAGACATGCTTCAAAATAGAGTATATATAGCCAATAAATTTAATTATAGTAGACCTGTTATTAATGACGAATCAGATAAATCTTATTTAGATGTTAAAAATATTAGACATCCATTAATTGAACATATACAACAAAATGAATTATATGTATCAAATGATATTAGTTTAGGTAATAATGATCAAAATGGTGTTTGTTTATTTGGCACAAATGCCGTAGGAAAGACTAGTTTAATAAAATCAATTGGTATGAATATTATATTAGCACAATCTGGATTTTATACAGCATCTAGTAGTTTTATTTATTCACCGTATACACAATTGTTTACAAGGATATTAAACAATGATAATATGTTTAAAGGGTTATCTACTTTTGCGGTTGAAATGTGCGAATTAAGAACGATTATTAAGATGGCAAACAAGAATAGTCTAATTTTAGGCGATGAATTATGTTCTGGTACAGAAAATATTTCAGCAATTAGTATATTTATTGCTGGATTAAAAACTCTTCATAATAATGAAAGCTCATTTATATTTGCTACACATTTTCACGAAATTACAAATATGTCCCATGTTCATAATTTAAAAAAATTACAAATGAAACATCTGAGTGTTTATTATGATACCGAGTTGGGCTCGTTAATTTATGATAGAAAAATAAAAGATGGTCCAGGCGAAAGTATATATGGATTAGAAGTTTGTAAATCATTAATGATGCCTGATGACTTTTTATTAGATGCATACGAAATACGAAAAGATTATTTAAAACAAAAAGATATATTAGATTCTACCAAATCATCATATAATGCTAAAAAAATAAAAAAGAAACTATGTGAAATATGTAAAACGAATAATGCCGCAGAAATACATCATTTACAATATCAAAAAAATGCAAATAATAATAATTATATAAACGATTTTCATAAAAACCATAATGCCAATTTAATATCTATTTGCATTGATTGTCATAACAATATACATGATAATAATATTCAATATGTTAAAAAACAATCAACCTCTGGTAAACTTAATTTAATTGCATTATAATGTGTTATAATATATAATAAAAAAAACTCGTTTTATTATATATATGAATATACTATCACATAGAACATTTGAAAATTATATAAATAATATAAATAAATATAATCTACATTCAAAAAAAGAAGAAATTTATAAAAAATTGTCTGAAAATATTGATGAATTACCTCATATTATATTATATGGAAAAGAGGGTATTGGTAAGTATAGTCAAGCACTTAAAATTATATCAAAATATACAAATTATCCAAATTTAAAATATGAAAAAAAGTTAACAATTACATACAATAAAGAAGAATATATATTTCCTATAAGTGATATGCATTTTGAGATAGATATGTCATTACTTGGGTGTAATTCAAAATTACTATGGTATGAAATTACAACCCAAATAAATCAAGTAGTTGAAATAAGAAAACATAGAACTGCGTTTATCCTGTGTAAAAATTTTCAAAATATTCATCATGAACTATTAGATATATTCTATTCTTATATGGCATCTAATATATTATCAAATGTGACAATTAAATATATATTATTAACAACTTCCGTATCATTTATACCTTACAGTATATTAAATTCTTCTATTGTTCTATCGTATGATATACCGAATAAAACCTCTTTACAAAAACTAAAAAAACACCCATATGACATTAATAATAATATAAATTTAAAATCATTAGAAAATAACATAGTAGAACCCCAATATGAATTAAAAATTTCAAAATACATAGCAAATTTAATATTAAATAATGATATTAATTTCTCACATGTCAGAGAAAGTATTTATGAAATATTAACATGTAACTTAAATATACACACCTGTTTATATGAGATAAATAAAATATTATTTGAGAATATTTCAAACGATAAAGTAAATACGATATTAAATAATAGTTTTATATTTTTTAAACATTTTAATAATAATTATAGACCAATATATCATTTAGAGAATTATTTTTATTACTTATTAAGCGTAATACATGAATACAAATAAAACAATGAATATAAATTTGGCTCTAAATATTATGAATATAAAAAAAAAAGATTTATATTTACTTGATAATACTAAATTAAAAAAAATATATCATACGCGTGCTTTAACGTTGCATCCCGATAAAGGAGGTACAAATGAAGAATTTAAATTATTAAGTGAAGCATATGATTATTTAAATATAATGGTGGAATTAAATGAATATAATACATCACCTTATGAAAACTATGTTAAAAGTTGTTCAGATAATTTTGAGTATTCAAATGTTGTAAATAAAATGAAAACATATGTTTTTAAATATATAAATTCTATATCTGAATCATTTATTAATGAATGTGATGATACACAACTAGGAAATATTGAACAAATTTTAGAATATTATAAAGATAAAATACCACAAAGCGTCTATAATAAAATAAGTAGTGTAATGAAGACAAATAATTGTAAAGAATTTATATTAAATCCGTCATTAAATGACTTATTTGAAAATAAAATTTATCGTTTTAATTATAATAATGAAATTTTCAATGTACCATTGTGGCATAGTGAATTATATTACAATACTAAAGATAATAATGAAATATGTATAAAATGTTTGCCTGATTTATCACCGTTTATTGACATAGATACTGATAATAATATTAATATTTATGTATTTGAAAATATAAATACTATATTTAAAAATCAATATTTAGAAGTTAAATTAAATGAGAATAAAGTGTATCGCGTTAATGCGGATGAAATAAATTTTGTACCATGTCAAACAATAATCTTAAAAAATAAAGGTATTAGCAAAATATATGGTAATAATATTTATGATACAAACAAAAAATCAAATATTATTGTAACGTTAAACATGACATTATAATGATAATATTAAAATATAATTAATATTATTATTACGTTTTTGTGATTATATCATATGAATTATTCTGGAAATATAAAAAAAACAATTTATGTATTATAAAATAAATACAAATCCACATAACAAAATTAAGATCCCACATACTTGGATGCCACATATAATATAGATATAATGGCGATAATGTCATATTTACTGCACCCATGGGTGAAAAATATTCGTTATTTCTATACCAAATATTTCCCATTCCTGGAGAGAACTGAATATATAACAAATAAAGTATATATAACAATAAAATATGCATATGCATTTATATACACATATAAAGATATATATGTATCTAAAATATTACGTATATGTTTGATACGCACGTAGTTAGATATATTACTGATTATTTAAAGCTATGTGATGAATGTGACATATATGATATTAATAATTATAATCATATATGTATTAATTGTAAAAAATTTCATTGCGATAAGTGTTCAAAAAATCTAGTTCGTAATTACAATAATTTTGAAACAACCAGTAATTACTGTAAACCATGTAATAATATAATTTTTTCTTATATGTATAAATAATTTTTTATATATTATTTATTTAAATTATATAGTTTATTTACTAACTCATATCGTTTATTTTCTTCTTCTTCTAATTTTAAATTTCGTAAATAATTTTCATTTTTGTGTTGTTTTTTAATTCTCTCTATTGTATTTTCATACCTATGTTCAGGTTTCAATGATTTTTGATATTTTTTGTATTCTATTATATCCTGATAATGCTGGGTTATCGCGGAATCTCTATATATTGCAGGTACTAATGAAAGATCTAAGTCTATTACTCCTTTATAACCCTTTACTCTCATTTTACTCATGTTTATTATTAGAGAGATTTTTATAGTAATCAATTTTATTATTATATATTTAAAAAAATGATTTTATAATATATATATGAGTAAAATAAGAATTTTATCAGAAAAAATATTATTAAATAAGCATTGTTCTATAAAATTTATAAATTATAGTAATCAATTAACTGATGTAGCGACAAAAAGTAATGGATTTATTTCTTCAACTAGTTATTTTGTAGACAACTTAGATCAATATAATAAAACTACAGACAAGATTAAAATTATTACAATATCAGAATGGAACAATAATGAAGATTGGTGTAATTGGAAACAATCACAAGAGAGAAAAAATGTAAGTAATTATTTTAAAGATATGGAGAGAACTGAAAAATTTAAAATACTATACACTAGAAATAATAATAATATTTTTTTACTTTAATTTGTATATTTTATAGCTTACAATAAATGATTTATTATTTACAAAATAAATGTAAATAATAAAATTAAATTTATCGGGGGGATGTTTCGATCATCCGACCTTTGGGTTATGGGCCCAACACGCTGCCTCTGCGCCACCCCGATAGTGTAAAAAGCCCCCAGTCCTCGCTTAATACTGTGAAACACTCACTTCCGTTATTTAACTCAAAACTTGTACACTGCTCAGCGGTTTAATTTTGTTAAATAATCGGTACCCGACCTGGGAATATGTTTCTCCATTTCCTCGTTGGCGATCTTTACCAGGCGTCCACCATTCCATATTAACGACATAATACACTACCCATTTATGTCGGTCATAAGCTCCCCCTTATCTCTTCATCCTCGCTTACAACTGTGAGACACCGTTTTATAAGAGTTTATGTCTCCCCATTTTTTTGCGATCTTTCCGAGGCGTCCACTATTCCATATTATTACGACATAATACATTACCTGTTGTATGTCGGTCATGAGCTCCCCATTCTCTCCTATTTTCTCGCCCATGACTGTGAGACACCGTTTACGGAGTTTATGTCTCCCCATTTCCCATTTGGCGATCTTTCCGAGGCGTCCACCATTCCCCATATTCCATTTATAAATAACTATAATTGGTAGTATCTCCTCCAATAGGGATTGAACCTATGACCTCGCGATTAACAGTCGCACGCTCTAACCAACTGAGCTATGGAAGAAAAAAATGCATCGTGTGGGGTTCGAACCCACGCAGCTTACGCTACCAGGTCTTAAGTCTGGCTCCTTAGACCACTCGGACAACGATGCAAAAAAATAGTTTTAAGACATATTCGGGTCTATATCTCCTTCAATAGGGATTGAACCTATGACCTCGCGATTAACAGTCGCACGCTCTAACCAACTGAGCTATGAAGGATGGTTTAAATATTTTAGTGACATATTTAGGTCATTCCACCCGATGTGGGGCTTGAACCCACGACCACACGCTTAAAAGGCGTGCGCTCTACCGACTGAGCTAACCGGGCATGTAAAACTTTTTGTGTGGTTTTATCACATTATGCATTGTGTGGGGTTCGAACCCACGCAGCTTACGCTACCAGATCTTAAGTCTGGCTCCTTAGACCACTCGGACAACAATGCAAATAAATAGTTTTAAGACATATTCAGGTCTTGTTTGCAAGAATGCGGGCTCGAACCGCAGACCTTCGGCTCATAAGACCGATGCTCTAACCAACTGAGCTATAATTGCGGTATGTAACTAAGGCATACATGTTCCATATTTATATTTAGTTGTTTCTTTAATTCGTTTTTTAATTTAATTTGTTTTTGATTTAATTCATTTTTTTATTTATCTTATTTTTTAAATATCAGCAGTTACTGCTTTCTTGCGAATAACCTTCTTCTTCTTTTCAGCTACAGGCTCAGGAACAACTACCTCCTCTTCCTCCTCATCCTCGTCGCTGTCTACTGTAGTTTCCTGAAGGTGTTGTTCAACTTCTTCGGCAACCTTAAGACGCTCCTTATCTGCATTAGACAATGCAATGTGGCAACGGCCGAATAGTGTTTCGCGAGGCTTAATTACTGCCTGAACAAGCTTCCAGGTTACTCCAAACTTACCATTTGCAAACCAAATGCCACCACACTGAATCAATGTGGCTACCTTAGCTCCCTTAGTGATAAAATCAAGAGGAGTTACAGTCGGCTCGTTAACATTTGGAAATAGACGAGTTTCAGCATCATCATATAGTTCAGCCTTCCAAATACCATCGTAAAATGGTACCTTAACTTGAAGACGAGGAGGGCGGTCATAATCAAACTCGCCCTCGTTCGCATGTCCCTTAGGATACTTAGAATATTTCAACATTGGAGACCATAGGGCATCAATTACTTCCTTGCTCATGGTCTTCTTTCCAAACCATGCCATACAGTTCGTAATTGCTTCATCTTTAATATTATCTTCAAATTGCTTCATATTTTGTTGGAAAGTCTCAGTTTCAGGATCACTATACTCCTCGGTAGGATATTGAAGTGAGAACTCAAACTTTTGATTTCCTTCGTAATCGCCAAGACCCCAAGTGGTCATCAGAGGAGTTGATAGGGTAAGAACCTTACCGCTGTTTACAACACCAACTGATTTGCCACCAGAGCTCAAAACCTTTGGCTTGGTAAATGTGTAGTTACTTTTAGAGAGTTCAATTCCGGGTACGATCATTGTTTGCATCTTATTATATTATAAGATAGTAGCTTTAAGCTATTTCAATTTTATATTTAATTAATAATAATTAGACGTAAATAGGTGTTATTTAATTTTGGTCATAATAATAACAATAGTTATAGGTAAATATTATTTATTTTTAAGTTATATAAAAAATATAATAAATAACTCTCTCTATAGTATATATATATATATGACCTATACAACCGATACCACTCCATGTAAAAGGTCAGAATCTAATCTACGGATTAAAAAAACTAAAATATCTGAAAATGATTTTTGTATATTAAATTATGATGAATATAAACATGTCAATACTGTCAATTATAATGTTAAACAACTAAAATATATGTGTAAGTATTATAAACTAAAAATAACAGGAAATAAAACAGAATTACTTTCAAGAATATATAATTATTTACATACTTCATATTTTGCTATAAAAATTCAATCTAAGATAAGAGGTTATTTTAGTAGATTAAGTGTATCTCTCAGAGGACCTGCTTTGTTTCATAATGAACTATCAACCAACTGTAATGACTTCTATACCTTTGATGACATCCAATCCATTTCATTTTATAACTTCATTAGCTGGAGAGAAGAGAAAAATATATTTTCATTTGATATTTATTCTCTCTATGAATTAATAAAAAGTTCTAAAAAAGATAAAACAAAATTATTAAATCCATATAATAGATCTGAAATTTCTACAAAAATAGTTAATAATCTTAATCAAATAATAAAATTAAATAATATTCATGGAGAAAAATTCAAAATAAATAAAATAAATGAAGATAATGAAATTACAATTACTACATTTAATAATAAAATATTAAATATATGTTTAAGAATTGATTCATTAGGAAATTATACAGATGTTAAATGGTTTAATTCATTAAATAGAAGACAAACTATTAAATTTATAAATGTGTTACATGATATATGGAATTATAGAGCACAAATAAGTGACGAGGTTAAGAGAGAAATATGTGCACCATCTGGAAAACCGTTTTCTATTGTAAATATTCATTATAACTATTTATGTAATTGTGATATTTTACAATTAAAAATGATTTTCGTTAAAATCATAGAAAATTTCATTAATACTGGAATAAATGATTCTAGTTCATCTTTAGGTGCGATGTATATATTATCTGCATTAACTTTAGTAAATAGTGATGCCGCAAATGCATTGCCATGGTTATATCAATCTGTTGCGATTTAATATATTTTATTACCATACAACGTAATAACATATATATATGCGTTAAATGGCTTAAATAATACTATATATAACATATATAAATGGTAAAGAAGATCGCAACCAAGCAAACAATTGAAAGTGCTACTAAAGCACCTGTTAAAGCAACTAAAACTGTCAAAAAAACTAAAACTGTCGTAGAAGAATCTACACCTGTTCCTACCACTACTACTACTACTACTACAAGCACCGCAACCACTGCCGTGCCTGAAACTGCATCTGAAATTACTGAAATCAGTGAAGAACAATCTCTTCTTACCGATTATACTAATCTTTCACTTAAATGTCAACAAGCTGCTTCTATTCTTTCAAGCATGAAGAAAGAACTTCTTGCGATTGAAAAGAAAACGAATCGCGTTCTTAGAACTATTAAAAAAACCAGTGGAAAAAGAAAAAACAAATCTGGAAATAAGCAACCCAGCGGATTCACTAAAGCTACTCCTATTTCTACTGAACTAGCTACATTCTTGGGTAAAACTCCTGATACTGAAATGGCGCGTACCGATGTAACCAAAGAAATTAATGCTTACATTCGTGCCCATCAACTCCAAGACCCTGCCAATGGCCGAAAAATTAATCCTGATAAAGCTCTTTCTGTACTATTGAGAATCAAATCAGGAGATGAACTCACTTACTTTAATCTTCAACGATTCATGTCACCTCATTTCCCTAAAAGTGCCGCAGCTCTTGCAGCGGCCGCGGCAGAAACTGCTTCTGCCACCGCATAAATATAATAATATAAATTCATATAAATAAAATTTTATTTATATGAATCAACTAATCGTCATTCTTAAACTTTTATTTAAATAATAATTGTTTATTTTTTTTCCTGTTTTATATAATCTCTCGCCTGATTTAAATATCTTCATTGTTTTATTATTTTTTAATAATTTAATTATAAAATTAATAAATATATTTATATTATTATGCGTTGGTTTAAAATTTAATAATTTATTATTATGTTTATTACAAAAATATATATAATCATTGCAATTATACAACATAATCGTTTTCAAAATATAATAATTAAATACATTTGTATTTTCTTTAAAATTGTTATTTGTTAAAAATAGATCATTATATGTTAACTTCATATAATCTAATATTTTTATTGATTGTATTATACTGTGAATTTGTTCAATAGATAAATAGTAAATATAAAAGTTATAAAAATCAGTTATATTTATATTTTTCTGTATTTCATAACTTTTGTATGCTATATGCCACAATGTTGCCCATGTTTCTGTATATGTTTCAAATACGTACATATTTGATTTAATTTTTAATACTTTTAATAATTCACTTCTAATTTTGTTATTTTCTATAATACCAAAATCTAACCCATATGCGTGAAATGTTTCATGTATAAACACCTTAAACCATTCTTCTTTTCTGTATATAACTATATCTCCTTCTGGTGCACATACGGTTGCGTATGCAGTATTTACATGTTTAGTATCTAACATTTCGGATTGTAATGATGGTAATTCCTTTTTATTTTTTAATAAAAATATATTAATTGTTAATTTTTTAGAACATTGGGATGTTCCGTATTTGTTAACTATATGTAACCAACTATACGCTTGTTTAAAACAATTAAAAATATAATTCATATTTACATTTTCTGTATTAAAATTTAGTGTAATTATTCTTTCATCTATTTTAAACGAATATGATATAGTATAAATACATAAATCTATATATTTTTTAAATACACTAGGAAAATAATTACCTTGTATATTATATTTTTTATTTTTTAAAATGGTTGTTTTATATTCTGTTTTTTTTAATATTTCATTCAATCTAGTATACGAATCAGTTATATCTTCATAAAATATTTTTACAAATTTAATATTAATATTCGGATTTGTTAAATTTTTATTCAAATTATCGTTTAAAAAATTGATGTACTTATTATAATCATTCATCTATATATATTAATACTATAACAAAATTATATAGTATTAATTTATTTATTTGAGTAATTCCTGTCTTAACTTCATTAATTCGTCCATAACACGTGGATATTTTGCTCGTCTATATTCCATTATTTTCGCGTTATTTGTTTCTTTTAATATTTTTTTAAATTCATCATTTTTTAAAAATTTTTGACGTAATGCTTTATCCATTAATTCTGATTTATTTCCTGAATAACTAGGATTTATTTTATATTTTTTATCACGTATTGTACTATTTTCTGCACCCATTAGTATGGCCTTTTCTGGATGTCTTGATAATGTACTATTAGATTCTAATGTAAATTGTTTAAATAAGTCTGGATAATTTATAAATTTATTACCTTCCATATAATGCTCAATTGATTGAAATGTGTTACCATCTATTTCTATTTCTATAGGCCACATATGAGACAATTTACGTCTCCAATTCTTCTTTTTTTTTAAATTGGCATATTTTGATACATCGCTTTGAATTATTGTTTCACCAACTCCTTTGCCTGGTAATTTGTCTCCAGATTTATTATAAATTTGAAAAACTGTAGTAGAACTATATATATTATCTAAATCCACTTCATACTTTCGTTTTTCGGATGATTTTTGACTTTTTAATTTATTGAAATCAGGAATTATATTATATGGTCCTATATCACCTTCTAAACATTTATATACTATTAAATTTGTTAAATCGTAGGGTATTTCGTGAAAATTAAAAATACCTTTTCTATTATATCTTATTAATTGATAATGATTACCATTGTAATCCATTATAATATAGTAATCTGGGTTAAATTCTCCAGATTTTATTAATTCTTCGTCGCCTAATTGATTACAGTGTATTACATTATCTTTATCGCCGGATTCGTATGCATCACTTGACATTAATATACATTTAATATTTAATATTCTTTCTATTTTTGATATTACCCATGTATCTGCCCAATAATTATTAGTCAGTACAAACTTTTTAAAATCAACAATTGATGTTATATCTGACATATAAATAAAATCTTCTAATAATTCTTCTGAAACTTTCATCTCATTTTTAACTCTATCATGTTCTTCTTTTATAGATTCCATGATTTTCATATTTTTTATTTTCTTTTTTTTGTCAGATAAATTAATAGTTTCTTTTTCTAATGCACTATACTTTTTATTTAATTCTTTAATTCTTTTCTTATCATTCCCAATACTTAATAAATACATATCATAATGTTCTCTATAATTTAAATAAACACTTTCGTCAACCTCTTTTGCTAATAAATTTCTCATTGTTAATATTGAAATATCAATACCTACATATTTTAAAGCATCTCTCAACACACAAAAAAAACAATCCCCATTTCCTTCGTTATCAATTATATCATAATTTGCATTTTTCATAAATTCCTGAATCCATGCATGTGTATCACGAGAACTTGTAAATTCTTTTCTTATATGATTAGCAGTTTCTTTATCTTCTTGTTCTAATTCTATTTTACGAAAACTACTGATTTTTTTACCAAAACTACTAGCAATTGAATCACTGTCTACATCATCTGACTTATCACTTTCATAATTTATTGATACATTCAATAAATCACGTTCATTCAAATCTGCAAACCATAAAATCTTTCCGATTTTTTCTATATCCCCAGATAATTTAAATGCATCGTAATCTTTTACTTTTAATTCAAATATACCTATTTTATATTGGATTTTATCATCATTGTTCAATAAATAAATATTAAAAAATAATACAAATTCTTCATCATATACGTCGTTCATTTTACCTAATATAATATTAACACGAGCATGAAATTTAATAATATTTACTTGATATACACTAGTTTCGTGGTCTATATCGCCTGATTCTATATCCTTTATTTCTTCGTATACAATTTTTCTATTTATTTTAGATTTAACCATAATATAGTATAGTTTCATTATTTATCTAAACCGTTTAATTTGATCATTGATATCCATATATTTAAATATTGATTTACTAGGTAAACTCTTAAAATCTTTCATTTTTCTAGTAGTCATTTGTGTAATATAGTCTAATATAGTTGACCAATTGTCAGTTAATTTTAATTTACTTAATGAATTTATTATTAGTATAGAAGCATTTTCAGCATTTTCTAATACAAGACCTGATTTATCTTCATTGATTATATTATCTTCTATATTTTGATGTAATAGTGAAATAATATTATATATAATATTATATTCTATTGTATTATTGTTATATAAATTTGAAATAAATAAACTAATAGATCTTCTTTCCTCGTTTACTCTATTTACATCACAAAATTTGTTATAATCTTCGGTTGAAGATACTACTTCTACTGTCTCAAATAATCCTAAATGTTTATCTAAATGACTATTTAAAATTGTTTGAAATATATTATATTCTTGTATTAATTGATTATACATTTTTGCATATACTTTTGAAAATGCTTTATTTGTTCCAGCTGTTAAAAATATAAAATCACTTATTTCATTCAATTCCTTGAGATTATTTTGTTCTACTATATCTTTTATAATTTTATCTATTTCTTCATAAATAGTATCAAAATTCTTATCTGTTAATTTATTTAAAAACGAACGTATCAAAATTGTATTATTTTTTTCTTTTATGAATACAGTTGGTTTAAAATTTGGATCTGGTACCATATCTCTTGGCTTATTTCCTTTTCTATCTTTCTTTGGAAATATAGGCGTTCTTATATAACTTGCGGCACCTACTATTTCACTTATTGTATTAATTACTTCAAGTGAATTTTCAGATAATTCAAAAATAAATCCATTGTCTCTAATATCATTTATTTGGGGTACATTATATATTAACATTGTCATACTAGTAATGATAATAGTAATAATTATTTGTTTATATCAATTTTTTAATTTTTAAATAGGATTATTCTTTTATTGAATTATTTTTATTATTTGACGCAATTGGTTTAATTTATATAAAAAAAATATATATATTTTACATGGAATTTCTATTTACAACTGAAGATAATATTAATGAACATGAATTAAATTCAATACATAATCATTTTAAGTTACCAATTCATTATATAGAAGATAAAATAGAAATATCATCATCTATTAACGATGACCTAGAATTATATTCTGAAAGTAATAATGATACTGGAGAGAATAAATTATATGATTATGTATTTACACCAACAAATCCGTATGCAAAAAATATGATCAAAGAATGGAGTAAATATTATACATATGATGTTAACTTTCTAAAAGATAGTCAAAATCTCATTAAAAGCTTGAAAAATCAAAATACAACTGAAATTTTAACCTGTTGGGATGATATTAAAAAAGAAACCAGCTTTAAAGATAAATATCATTATGTAGATTGGAAATACTTTGATAGATTTAACGAATCATCTACATTCTTACAAATATTAAGTTTATATAACATGTCATCTCCTGTATTTTCATTAATTATACCAATTTTAATGCTTATTTTGCCATTTTTTATATTAAAATTACAAGGTATTTCTATTACTGTTGTAAAATATTTTGAAGTATTACAAACAGTATTTAGCAAACATGCATTGGGTAAATTATTTGTTGATTTTAGATCTATAGCATGGTCGCAACGGTTCTATATTTTATTAAGTATTGGATTTTATATATTTCAAATATATCAAAATATCTTAACTTGTATGCGATTTCATAAAAATCTTAAGTTAATCACCACATATTTTGATGATATTAAAAAATATATTGACTGTACGGTAGAGAGATATAATTTATTTTTATTAAATAGTAAAGATCTTCATACTTATACTGATTTTAATAAACAAGTTCTTTATCATAAAGAACTATTTTTAGATTTTAGACAAACTTTAGATAGTATAAGCAATAATACGGTAAACTCATATTTAAGAGTCGGTTATATCATGAAATGCTTTTATAAATTTTATTATAATAAAAATATTAATGATTCTTTCATGTATTCATTTGGATTTAATGGATATATGGATAATATATTGGGTTTAACACAAAATATACAAAACAAAAATATACATTTTTGCAAATTTAATAACAAAAATAAAGTATCATTTAAAAATGCATATTATGCACCATTGGTAAATACAAAACATACCAAAAACTCTTATTCTGTTAATAAAAACATTAGCATAACTGGACCAAATGCATCTGGTAAAACTACTCTTTTAAAAACAACACTGTTTAATTTAATATTAAGTCAACAAATCGGATGTGGATTCTATAGCAATGCGAATATTAACCCATATCATTATTTACACTGTTATTTAAATATACCTGATACATCGGGTAGAGATAGTTTATTTCAAGCAGAAGCTAGAAGATGTAAAGAAATAATTACATGTATTGAAAAATCAAATAATAAAGACAGACATTTTTGTATTTTTGATGAATTATATTCAGGAACTAATCCATATGAAGCAGTTGCTAGTGCCTATTCTTTTATTAAATATTTAAAAACTAAAAATGTTAATTTTATTTTAACAACGCATTTTATTAATTTATGTGAATCAATTGAAAGATCCAAATTATGTGAAAATTATAAAATGGATATTGATATTCTTGAAAATAAAGAATTCAAATATACATATAAATTATCAGATGGTATTTCTAATATCAAAGGAGGAGTAAAAGTATTAAGAGATTTAGAATATCCAGAACCCATTATTTCTGAAACTGAAAATTATTTAGAAAATAATTAAATTACGTATAAATATATTTCTTATAATATATGTATTTTCTAAATGGAACCTTTAACTTTGTTTGGACTCGGCACTAATATTATGTTTTCTTTAGGTATTGTTTTTGCAATTGTATTCATAATATTTTATATGAGACAGCGATTTAGTGATTATAATCATAAATTAAATTCTATGTTTCAATTAATTTCTGCAATGGCAGACGAATTAAATTCTTTAAAAATAAAAATACCGAATGGTACGAATAATATCATAATTAATAACGAAGATAATGAAGATAATCAAGATAATGAACTAATGAAATTAGTTGTATCAGACGATGATTCTGAGTCAGACGATGACAGTGAAGAAAGTGACTCAGATGATGAAGACGATATAACGGATACTATTGATTATAATAATGTAATTGTCAATAATTTAGACAATGTATTAGAATTAGCTGGTGGAAATACTCTTACTATTAACGATGACCTAGAACAAGTAATTCTAGAAGAAGTATCGCAAGATATTGCAATTGGTAATAATAGTAATGAAGATGTAAAATTAATAGAATTGTCTTATCCGGTTGAAGATAATAATGACTTTGATGTTAATAAAATGACTGTAAAACAGTTGAGGGATTTAGTAACTCATCGCGGTATTGTTTTTGAACAATCTGCAAAAAAGAAAGACTTAATTAAATTATTAGAAGATACTTCTAATTAAATTTTATATACATAGTGTATATGTCTTGGGGAACATGTTATTCAGGATCTAATAATATTCATTTTGACTTTCCGCCTATTATGAATGATGGACGTAATTATGCTGGATATATACCAGAAGCAGTAATAAACAATGAAATAATAAAAAAAAATGATATTAAAACAAATGCACAATATAGACAGTTTTTAACAAATAATGCAAATGATATTATATATAAAAATCAAATAGAAGCATGTGATCAATGTGGCAATAATATTAAGCAAGTACAAGGAGGTATTAATTATAATAATACTCCATATTTATATACATCACCCTTTGATAAATCAGAACCATATGGTTATCAAGAAAGTGATTTAAAAAATGTTTACTTATCTAGGCAACAGTTACAATCTAGAAAAGTATCACCTTTTGTTAATTATAACAAATAATTTAATTCTTCATTATTATTTTTTAATTATAAATTATAATGAAATTACTAACATTAATCGCAACATGTATCCATATTTGTATTGAAATAAATAATGTAGTATTAAAACGATTATTATTTGATTTTGCTAAGAAAAAAATAAAACAAGAACGTATTATATTTTTATACATTAAAATTGCATCTATTGATAAAAATACAGAATTTTATAAAATTATGAATGAATGGGTTGTTACACATCAATCAAAAATCATACACCAATTATTGTATACTAATTAATAAGTTTGTATAATATTTTTTGTAAATGATAATCCCATGTAATTAAGTACAAAATTTAATTATTTATATAATATATTATGAAAATAACTGGCCAAAATGAAATATTAAAATCAGCGTATATATCTTTAGCTGTACAAGTTATTATTGGATTAGTAGGTATTCATGGTATTTTAATTCCATTAAATGAAAAAAATAACGTTTTAACAAATATTATGATTTTAGAAACGATTGTACAATTTATAGAATTAACATTTTATATTTGGTTAACTATGCAATTATCAAAGCTAACATATGATGTAACTTATACTAGATATTTTGATTGGTTTTTTTCTACTCCTATTATGCTTTTAACTACTATATTTTTTATGGAATATTTAAATTTTGAAAAAACAGATAAAATTATCAAAATAAAAAACATTTTGAAAAAAGATTATATTTCTATAATTAAAATTATTAGTGCTAATTTTTTTATGCTTTTAGCTGGATTTTTAGGAGAAAGAAATATTATTAGTAGAATTAATGGTTTTATTTTTGGTACTATTGCATTTATTTACTCATTTTATATAATTTATATTGAATTTGTAGGAAAAAATACAATAAATAATATACTATTTTTTACTATGTTTTCTATATGGTCATTATATGGCATTGCTTATTTATTCCCATACGTTCCAAAAAATACTATGTATAATATACTAGATATATTTTCTAAAAATTTTTATGGTTTATTTATATATTTTATTATTCTGAAAAAATCTAATTATTTAGGATAAAATTGATTTATATTTTTATCATATAAACAGTAATCAAATTTTATATATAATGTATTTACCGAATGAAATAATAAATGAATTATACGATTTTAATCCATTTATTACACCTATTAATAAAAATACTAGGGAATTCTTACAAAAAAAAAGAAACAAATGCGCTAGTAAAATTCAAAAATGGTATAAAAAATATAAAATAGAGTCTGAAATGCCATTTCTATTTTTAAATGAAATGCAAAATTTTAAAAAATGGTATATTATTCGCTTATATATGAAATTTTATCCAAAGAACGATTTGCGTGAATGGCCATTACAATGCATAAGAAAGAAACTCAATATTTATAGAAATATAATTTCACATGATTTACAAAATTATACCGCTTTTCAAGTGTTTATATTTATGCAAAAACAAACAAAAGAAGATATTATTTCTACTGGATTTTAGATTATTGAATTTATATAATATGTATTATGTAATATTATTTAAAACAAATTATTTTTATATACTATAAATGAATAACTCCGAGATATTTGAGTATATATGGTTAGATAGTGACTATAATTTACGTAGTAAAACAAAAGTAATAACTGGAGGCGAGCTTAATTATAATAATAAAGAAGAACTATTATCTTTATTGCCTATATGGAATTATGATGGATCTTCAACTGGTCAGGCATCTGGCAATGATAGCGAAATAATAATTCAACCCAAAGCTATTTATATAGATCCTTTTAGAGTGAATTTCAAAAAATCATATTTAGTTTTATGTGATACTTATAAAAAAGATCCATTAGATACCAGTTTATTTATTCCTCATGAAACAAATAATAGAGTTAAAGCTGTTGAAATTTTTAATAAATATAAAGATGATGAACCTATGTTTGGAATTGAACAAGAATTTTTTTTAGCAGATAGAGAAGATGTACCTATATTTAAAAACTTAGTTTCTCAAAATTATAATGATTCAATATGGGAACCTCAAGGTAATTATTATTGTGGCATTGGTGGAAAAAATATAATTGGACGTGATTTTATGGAGAGATCTATGATATATTCTTTAACGGCTGGATTAAGTATAACCGGCATGAATGCTGAAGTAGCACCAGGTCAATGGGAATTTCAAGTATGTGCTACAAGCATTGATGCATCTGATCAATTATATATTTTAAGATATATATTATTACGTACTGCCGAAATGTATGGGTGGACAATTAATTTAGAACCTAAACCAGTTGATGGAGATTGGAATGGTTCGGGATGTCATGTTAATTTTAGTACTAAAAATATGCGTTCAGAAAATGGAATTGAATATATCAACTCATCTATTGAAAAATTATCTAAAAAACATGATGAACATATGAAAATTTACGGTTCAAATAATGATTTAAGAATGACGGGTTTACACGAAACTGCGGATTATCATACATTTAGTAGTGGTGTTGCAAATCGCGGCGCTAGTATTCGTATTCCTAATTCAACAGCAATTGATAAAAAGGGCTATTTTGAAGATCGTCGTCCAGGTTCAAATATGGATCCTTATTTAGTTACATCTAAATTGTTAGAAACCAGTTTAGAATTATAATTTTTTTTATATTTTTTTACTAATTATATATATATATATGGTAAAATTTAAAAGAGATGATATTTATTTTTTAAATAAATCGCCATATACTAATTCAAGGAACACAAATTCTAGAAATATAAGTAATAATATTATAGATCGTAAAATTAACAAAGATGTATGGAATGATACAAATATACAAAAAATTCACAGAAAATTAAATATATATGATTATATTATAATTAGTAATAATAACTTTAATGAAATAATTAATGACATGAATGATAATTTAAAAATACTTATATTAGAAAAAAATAAAGTTGAAGATTTTGAAATTAATAACTATGAAATTGAGAATGATCTTTCTGATGAAAAACGATATTTAGTTAAAAACAATATTTTAATACAATTTGATAAACAATTATTATCTATTGAAAAATATATTTATAATGATAACTTATACTGTATATTTGAAAATAAAAAGAATATTAATTATTTTTCAAAAAATATAATTATTGCAACAAATTCTATTAAAGAAAATACAATACTGAATAATCGTACAGAAGAAGAAGAAGAAGAAGAAAAAGAAGAATTTATTAAAGAACAAGAAATAAATAAAAAAAAAGAAGAAAATAAAAAAGAAGAAAATTTATCTAGTTATAAAACTATAAAATATTATGTTAGAAATTATTCTAATAATTGTTATAATAGTTTTAACATAGAAACATTTATATTTAGTACAACCCCTAATGGTAAAAGTATAAATAAATATTTAACACTAGATAAAGGAACAAAATATATATTTGAAATGACATCCGATACATGCCCCTTTAATATACAATCGTCATTTAATATTATAAATTTTAAAAGTAATAGTAATAAATATTTGTTTAAAAATGTAGGTTCTGTTCTTAAAGGACAAACTATTGAATTTTATATTCCTGAAAATTTTAATAAATCTATTTTTTATTTTGGATATATGAATACTAAAAAACTAAAAGCATTTAAGATTAATACGCGAAATATATATTTAAATATGCATTTAACATATAATTAAATAATATATTTATAATTATATTATAAATATATTATATGACTATTATTGGTAATAATAAAATAACAAACTTTAAGTATTCTTCTAAACGTAATTTTGTATTAACTGGTAATAATATATCTTATAGGCAAAATGGAGCTATTAGATCATTATTTAAAAGAAGAGTTAGTAATTATTGTAAAGAAATTAATTCAAATAATATAATTAATTCAAATAATATAATTAATTCAAATACTATAACAAAAAATATTGAAAATATTATAGTGAATACTAATTTATTTAGTGAAGAATTACCCCAACATACTATAATATTAAACAACTTATTTATACATATATTATATATATATAGACCAAATATAATAGCATTACATGCTGATAATTATATATATTTTAACAATACACATATTACTGATAATAAAATGATTATAGGTGTCACCAATACTAGATATAGAATAGATAATATTTCATATGATAATCCTATAGGATTTCTATCATATGAATTTGATAATATAAACGATTTAATAGATATTCATTATGGTAATATTCGTGATAAAATTGTAGTAAATGGAGATACAGTAGTAACATTATATTATGATTCTATTATTTTTACAATAAAAACCCCATTTTTATTTTTAAGTATTGTTACTTATCCTGATGAAAATAATAATTATTATTTCTTAAACGGTAAAAATTTATTTAAATATGTCGGAAAATATGTCGAAAATATAGATGAAGTTAATTCAAATATAATTGAACCTGGATTTAATAATGGAAATATTGACGATATTTACAATAATACAGTTGTTGAATGTGTAGAACCTAACACAATTATAAAAATTGTAAATATCAGAGATGCTGTTAATTTGGTACATAGAAATAACATTATTTTAACATATAAAGATCAATTAAAATTAACGTATGAAAAATTAAATGAAATTAATGAAGATAATATAGATTTATATAAAGATTATATAGATACTATAATTTTTAATGATATATTTTTTATAAATTTTAATGCTACACAGATTTACAGTAATAAAAAACAATATGGTTTATTTTATAATTATAATATAGATAGAGTTGAAGAATTACTTGAAGATCATGAAATAGTTGATATAGACAATATTACTCAAGATAATATTGATAATAGTAACACAATTATTGAACATATTCCATTGTTATATAATACACCTTATTATATTAAAACTACGAGTAATTTATATGCATTAATTAGTAAAAATGTTTCAGGACCAACAGGTGGTTCTAATAATAAATTAATTTTTAAAAATAAAGAATATGATAACTTATTATTATTCTCATTTATGTCAACTATTGATCAACATAATACATCTAAAAATGAAATAAACTATAATGATTTAGTAATTATACGACCATATGCTGATTATGATTATATAGAAAATTCGGATAAAATATTTTATACTGACATTAAAGATAGTAATAATACATGGATGGATAAAAAACCGAATATTGATTTTATGAAAAATATAACAAATAATTATGACTTACAGTTTAAATTTTATATTAAACCAGAATTAGTGGAAATAAATAATATTTTACAGCCTAAATATCCCGACACATCTACAATATATACAAACCATGCTGTAACATTTTCTACAGACGATGACTATAGTAATACAGGTAGTTGTGGATGGTATGGATGTAATGTAGCTTATTTAAGTGAAAATATAAATAATAAGGATGAATCTATACTTAAATGGGAGCATGGAGAAACTGGTATATCAATCTCATATTTTAATTTTGAATTACCTTTTGCACACGCAGATACGGATGAATATAAATTAAGAATATTACTAGGCGAACCTGATTATAACTTTATAATACCAAAAAAATATCCTATTATGTTATATGATTTAAATGAAAATAATAAAAAAAAACTAACATTGTATATTGATGATGATGATTATTATGAAAATCCCGAAATTAGTAAATCAGGTAAAACTAAAGTTAGTATTGATAATATAGAATATACATTATATTATGGAAAATTAGGATTAAGAGTGTTTGATGATTTTGGTACAATAAGTTTTTGCTCTTATAATCAAAAATTAAATAAATTAGATTATATGGGTATGTACAATAAATTTATATATTCAGAAGGTTGTAAGATTATGTTTATACCAGGAGAAGATGGTTATGAAACACCAGGTGATGAAGATATACCAGATGAACCGGAACCGGAACCTGAACCCGAACCGGAACCTGAACCCGAACCTGAACCTGAACCTGAACCTGAACCTGAACCTGAACCTGA